CTGCACCTGTTGCAGATGGGCAGGGAAATAGAGGGGTTGTGCATAGAGCCTAAATTCACGTTCACAATCGCTGGAAAGCCTTTGATGATGCTGAATAATCAGCCAGCGCAATATCGGCCTGACTTCACCTATTCGGAGCGTGGCAGGCTGATAGCAGAGGACGTTAAGGGCATGATCGTTCGGGATTTCCCGTTACGCGCTGCCCTGTTTCGCGCTTGCTTCCCTGAATATGAATTGAGGGTGGTGAAATGACTATTTTGAAACGCCATTTAGGAAAACCCATATCAAATGATGATTGGATTAATACGCCGAGTAGATACTCTGTGTCAGCAACGGGTTGCTGGGAGTGGAACGGCCACTTAGATCGCGACGGTTATGGAACGTGTCGGCGTGTGATAGGCGATATTATTTTCCGATATGCTCACCGCGCATATTTCACTCTTTTGGTTGGCAAGATTCCAGACGGTTTTGAAATTGACCATATCTGCAAAAATAGACGATGTGTGAATCCTTCTCATTTAGAAGCTGTTTCGCCTTTTGAGAACAGAAGGCGTTCGCAGTCAGCCCATAGAAACCGCTTCAATAACCTTGGCGGATGGATGCCTAGGCTTGGCGCGCAAATGTGGCGGAACATACCAACGGGGCAGAAACGAGACGTTCATCGCGCCACCATTTCGTAAGTTGCACGGGTTGCAGCATCCATGCCGGGTTCGTATTTCAGCTTATACGCTGCCAACGCCCTTAGAAGCGGGTCTGCGTATGGTGTCTTGATAGGCTTGTCAGGCGCTTCATAGGGCTGCGGTGTTGCGCGTTCACGCTTGCCTTTGGGCATACGCTGATGGATTTTAAGCAACTCGTCACTGTCCATCCGATAGCCAAAATCGCGCTTGATATGCGCAACAATGGTGCTTGGCTGATAGCCGTAACGCAAAAGGCGCTCTGCTGTCGATTGTGGTGTTGCTGCCATTATACCCGCCCCCGCAGTGACTGTGGAGTGCCGTAACAGGCGTCCAGATAGCGTTCGCGCCGGTCCATCGACCATGTTGCAAAGCGCCGGTCGCGCAAGTCAGGACGCGGCTTTAGCGTTGCCGCCAAGCGTTCTTCAATTGTCGGCTCTTGTGGTGTTTCCACAGCACGGCGTTTGCGTAGCCAGCTAATCATGCTGCCAACTCGAACATATCGCCGGTTGATTGTTCGGCTTCTTGCAAGTTCCGATCTGCCTGCTGTGCATATTCTGGCTTGAGTTCAAAACCGAGATATTTGCGCCGCATTTTGATAGCCTCATAGCCTGTCGAACCTATGCCGTTAAACGGGTCCATCACTACGTCGCCGGGTTTTGTGTAAAGCTTCAAACAACGTTTGATTGTGTCAAGTTGGAGAGGGCAAACATGGCGCTCATCCCCCGCGCCCTTCATGCGGTTAAGGACGTTGCCCTGCTGAATATCCATCCATACCGGCGATGCAATTTTCTGCCAGTCGTAAACGTCAAACTTAGCATCTTCGATTAGGTCCGCAAGAATATCGTCGGGCGGAATATAACCGACAAGCCCTTGGCGCTGCATATATTCCAGATTTTCGCGGGCAATCTTTAAGGCGGTTTTTTCATCTGTCGGCGCGGAGTGGCTTACAGGCTCCATATTCTCGCCATCCTTGCGGAAAAACAGCATATAGTCCGGCATCCCAACGCGGTTCATAACACTGTCTTTGCGTATCTGTTTATACAGCAAGCCAAGGGCTTTTGTGCGCTGCATTTCAACTACAGGATCCTTCCATATCGTAGCGCGGCCATGATAAACTAGCCCTGCGTCCGTATGCGCCTTCACAAGGTCACCACTAAAATCTTGCAAACCAATAGCGCCATGCTTCCCTTTACGCATCGGCAAATCAGTGCAATGAACGCAAACCATCCGGCCTGTGCGCATTACGCGGGTTAGCGCCTGTGCGAAAAACTTATATTGCTCTAGGAATTTTTCACCTTCTCCAGCGTTTCCAATATCCCGTTCACTGTCGCTATAAACAAACAAGTCACCGAAAGGCGGTGAGAATATAGCGCAATCAACACTACCTTCCGGCATTGCTGCCATGCCTTCTACGCAATCCGAATTATGGATAGCCCATCCATTACCTTGATATTCTGGCTGTTTCATATTATGCTGCTTTCTCGCTCTGAATCCATTCAGGGAACGCAAGGTCAATCGGACGATCATATTTCACTCTGGTTTCCGATTGGCTTTGCGCTTTGCCCATAGCTTGTGCCATGCGCCGCTTCATTTCTTCGTGGTTACGGGACTTCATGTTTACCGTGTCCCAGACGGTGTTTTCCGTATCGGAAATTACAATGTCGTTCCGCACTCGTTCGGTCTGCCCAAAACGATGCGAACGACGCGCAGCCTGATAATGCTGCTCATAGCTGAACGATATGCTGGCAAATACCGCATGGGCGCAATGCTGCCAGTTAACACCAAATCCAGCCAGTTTAGGCTTGCAAACAATAGCTCGGTATTGACCATCAGCAAAGCCCAAAAGGCGGCGCTCTTTTTCGTCTGGGTCAAGCGCGCCATGCACTTCGATAGCACCATCAACCATCTTCGATAGCAACGCGCTCTCGTCGTTAGTTTCGCACCATACCGTCACCGGCTTATCGTGGTTTGCCAACGACGCGGCTAATTCGCATCGGTCAACAATGGTAACTCGCTTTTCCTTATGAAACGACGTTGCGGACATTTCAGGAATTGCAAACAACATGCCTTCGTCCGGGTTTAATGTAATATCCCTGCGGACCATATGAATCTTGCGGTCAATCTCTGGCAGAATATAGCCAGTATCATCGCCGCCAAGGTCACTTGGCAATGTTGCGCAACGGCTCCAGCTTGCTACCCATTGCCAAAAGTCATCAATTGCATGGCCCTTTAACCGCCAATCTTGAGAAGCTGTTGACGTGTCGTTTATGAACCATTTTGACAACATTTCCTGATGCCGCATAACGCCCATAAATTCGGCATGATTGCCTAATTCGGTATGATCGTTCGGGCTTGGGGTAGCCGTCGCCGCAAGCCGATATTCTGTATCGCGGAAAGCCTCTTGCAATCTGGTTTTGGTCTGGCCAGCAAATGACTTTAGGATGCTGCTTTCATCGAGAACAATAGCGCCAAAGCAAGTCGGGTCCAGTTTCTGCAATCGCTCATAGTTTGCTACCATGATACCTTTGCCGACTTCGGATTGTTCCCGTATCTGCCTTGCATCCATGTTAAACTTATGCGATTCACGGACCATCTGCGCAGCGACGGCGAGAGGTGTAAGGATAAGCGAAGGCTTGCCGGTTTCCTCTGCACATTGCCGTGCAAACTCCAATTCACAAAGGCTCTTGCCTAATCCTGTTTCAAGAAACAATGCAGCGCGGCCCTTGTTCAAAGCGTAGTCAACTGCTACACGTTGATGCTCTTTTATGCGGGGGTTCATCGGTTTAGGTTCAAACCCATAACGATGCATCGTCCCTGCTTTGGACGCAATAAAGGCCCTATATTCGTCTAGATCGACGCCCATCTTCTTACCTTTCGATTGTGTTTAAATCGGTCTTTGGCTCGCCACATAAGCAGCCAGTTCAGCGGTTACACGTTCGCGCTTGCTGGCAAACTTGCCGTCAGGTGCGCGCTCTGGTTGCTTGCGTTGGAATGTGGCAATTAGATCGGCTTGGCGCTCAATCTCGCGCTGCTGCACGTTCAGGCGTATGTTGGTGTTTTTCAGGTTTACAAACTGGCCTATCAAGTAACCAGTCCAGCCACCGCCTGCAAATGTTGCTGCCAAATATATGTAGTCCATATCATTCCTCCATTGAAATAAACTGAAGCGGCGTAAAGACGTCCCATCCGTCAATGCGCTGGCATAGATAGCAGGGGAGAAATGCTGGTGACGTTTCTTGGCGTTCTTGGCGACCCGCGCCACCAGCATCCCTGTGCGACGGGAAAGAAGCACCAAACCCGTCGCCACGGCCAAAAGAGGAAAAGGCCGTATCCTTGTTCATTTAGCTTCCAATGCGTCAAGCGCACGGTAAATCTTTATGAGCGTTTTAGCCCTTGGCCTTGCGCCAGCGCGCCATCTGGATATAGTGGAACCTGCTACTTCAGCCTTGGCGCACAAGTCCTGCATATCAACAGGAATTGCCATTGCCCGTGTATCGATTTGCTTTAGAATTTCATCGGTCATTTGGCGCATAAAGCATAAAGCGCTTTCGAGTGCAAGTGCTAAATATAATCATTTAATTGCGCCTAACGCCAAATAATCGCTTGACGTGTATTTTGTTATGTGGTTTATGTCTCTCAACACAACGAGAGACGAACCATGACATACGGAACATCATACAGACCAAAAGCAAAGCAAAGCTGGAACCAAGGCGACGTTGTTAGCGTCGGTTTTGTCAAAGGCCTTGAAGTTGTAGCCAAGGTTGCAACCCCCGGCGATTATCGCCCTGACCTCTACGCTCTCTGGCAGCCTTCAACTGGCCGCTTCTACAGCTTCGTGCCTCACAATGGCCTGACCCGCTGCGCTTCGCTTGAGGAGGCAATGTCATGGTAATCATGGTAAGCCATACTGAGGGACCGTGGTCATGGCATGGCGTTGAGTTACTTTCACCTATCGCCTTTGTTTTAGGCGCTACCGGAAAGCCAACCGACGCAGACCGGCA